GTAGGTTTGAACCTGTTCCGTCGTTAGCTATCGCTCCTAAATTAAGTGTTTGTTTGGCCATTGATTATTCTTTTGTTATATTTATACATATATTAAGGTGTTGTGTCATCAAAAGTTATAGGGTTTCCATCATTATCTAAAGTTTGGTCAAAAGTAGTTACTGTATTATCAAATTGATTTCTTGGTGCAATAAGAGCAATTTCTGCTGGCATTGTAAGTTTTGTTTTTATAAATCTACCTAAGTCTGTTGAACAAAATAATAATGTATTGTCTTGTCCATCTAAAGATGTTCTTGTACCAAAAGTAACGTTATTACTTAATTCAGATATAGAATAATTTGTACCTGCTGTTGAAAATGTTTTAAAAACTTCTCTATTGATTGTACCATATCGTGGGCCGGCATAACCATAACCTTGGCTAATTGTAACACTATTAAATATCCCTCTTACTCTTGATGTATAATCAATTCTTAATGGCACTCTAACTAAAGTTACATCTCGTGTTGTGTTACTAAAAGGAGATATTGTACTTGTATCAAAATCAGCAGGCACACCTAATTTAGCATTTGCTCTTAAAGTTGTACCATCATCAACTGTACCTAATCTTCTTCCTACGATTGTTGCAAACAATGTATTAATAATTGCAAAGAACGGCTCATCAATAATACCTGAAACACTACCAACAATAGGTGCAGATATACGAGCATTCAATCTAGTTTCTATATTAACTTCAGAAGCTAAATAAAAACCTGAAGTATGCATAGTTTTTTTAAAGTCATCTCGCCAATCTGAAATTGATCTAGCAACTTTTATAACATAAGAAAAATCTTGATAGTATAAACTATCTTGTATGTTCATTGTATTTTCTGAAAGAAAACCATCTTCATTTATAAATCTACCATCTGTATCAGCAACAGCACCAATTGTTAAAGTAGCTGTAGCACTATCTATTTTTCTAATTGTAGCTGAACCACTTGTACCAACAACTGTATTGCCTACACTAATTGTACCTGAATTATTTTTTAATGATAATAGACCTAACGTAGAATTAAAACTTACTACAGTAGCTGTAACACTACCATTAATTGTTACACTAGAATTTGCAGCAAAAGTACCTGTTACTCCTGTAATAATACAATTTTTAAATAAATTAACAGTAGGCGGTGTAGGAGATAATTGGTGATTTATTCCTAACTCAACTAAATTTAAATCTAATACTCTACCTATTTGACTTCCAAAAGCTTTTAATATGGCACCTGTGCCTGAAGAACTAATTGTAACTGTAGGTAAAGAAGTATATCCTCCACCACTATCGTATAAAAATATATCGGTAATATCTTCAACATCTGTGCCGGACTCTTGTACTATTTTATTACCAAAGTAAGTATCGTCTTGTGTAGTGCCTTCTTCTAATACAATATGATCTTCTGTTAAACTAGTACTATCTTCTAAAGTTATACCACCATTAACAACAGAAATAAATCCTGCAGCACCAGCGCCATTTGTTCCTGTATTAACAAAAATTAAATCATCACCAATAGAATATCCTGTTCCTGCATTGTCTATAATTATTTCTGTAATTCCACCTGAACCAATTGTTTTAGTTTGAATAATTGCACCGTCTCCGCCACCTGTTATTGTTGCCGATTCGGCTGTTGTATGTAAAGATCCATCATTTGATATTACTTTTGAGATAGGTATTCCTGAAATTGTTGCTTCAATTAAAATATCATCTATATCGTCAACTGTTCCTGTTATATTTTCACCTACAACAAAACTTCCTTCAATACTATCTGCATTTAAAATAAATTCTGATATAGAAGTAGAACCAATTAAAAATTTAGTTACACTTTCAACTATAGCCGTTGCATTTGATGTTGTACCTGTTATTGGCCTACCAACTAAATTAGAAGTTTCACCTGCTACAGTTATAGCTCTTAAAACTTTATTTGTTGTAAATTTACCATCAGATACTCTTAAAATTTGTTCACGTGGATAAAACGTTTCTGATACTTCATCAAAAAGTAATCTAAAAAATACTTCGTGTCCTGTTTTTGTACCTTTTGATTTATATAATGATTTAACATTTTTAATTAGATTTCTTTTATTAACATTAGAATTTAAATTTTCAGGTAACGTAGTTAAAAATTCATTTCTAAAGTTACTTAAAAAATTAGATATAGCTTTATCAGGATCTCTAAAGTTTAATAACTCTTGTATATTATTTACTGGATTTGGTTTGTAATTATTTACAACTGCACTTGCATTAGAAGATGTACCTAATATAGTTTCTCCTATAATAAATTTATCTTGTGCTACAATAAACAATCTACTGTTATCTAAATCTTCTGATAATATTGTAGATGTTGCTTTTGAAGTTTGGCCTGTAATTGTTTCACCTCTTGTAAATTTACCAAACGTAGAACTTTCTAAAAGTATTTTATCGCCTTCATCTAAAGCTGTTCTATCAGAATCAATACGAGAGCCATCTAATAGTAATTCATTCTGTTGGTTTGTTTGAGTTTCTAATTGAATGCCGTCTGTAGTTTGAATTGATGTAACTGCTAACTCGGCAGCTTCCATAAATGAATAATATGTTTTTAAAAATTGTAAAAATTTAGGATGGTCGTCAAGTACAAAATCAGGTACTTGTGAACCTATAAGGTTTGAAAGTTTATCTTTAAATATAGCCATAAAAATTAATAGCTAGTTGAAGTTGAGTAACCTACTCCTGCATCAGCTGAACCACCTATAAAAGTATCTACTTCTACTGTAACATTAGAATTTTCAACATCAATCTCTACGATTTGATCTCTTACTGGAACAATATCGTTTGAATTTGGTTTAACAATTAATTCTATAACTGTTGAAGCTTCGCCTCTTATATTTTCCACTGTTGTTATGTTTAAAGAATTTAAAGTAATTTGTCCTGTTGTATAACTAATAGTGCCTTGTGTATTATTTGCATATGTTCTTACTCCACCTGATGACCTATATCTTCTTACATTACCTTCGCCATCATCATCTAAAAAATAAATGTTAGTTGTGTCACCACTTACTTTAAATCCTGATGATTCTAAAATACCACCTTGTGAAGCATTATAACCTGACACAGGATTATATAATGAGTTTCTAAAGTATATGTTGTATTTTGTAGATGAACTTAAAGTTGGTGTAAATGTTTTTTTAATTTTAATTGTTGTTATGTTTGATATTATACTTGTATCTGTATCGTCAATTAAACCTAATAGTTTTGAATATCTGAATATGCCATCAAATTTCTGTAAAGTGTTTGTATTGTAATCAGTAATAGTGCTTAATACATCTGATTTTAAAGTTGCAGCTGATTTTGTAGTTAATCTTGAATCATATTTTACATTACTTGTAATTAAAACAGAAGTTGTTTCAGGATCCACAATAACTGGCCTTACTGAAGCAACATTAAATGGCCTTAATGATGCCACTATACTTGCTTTAGTAGAAGTTGTTAACGTAGAACCACTGGCCGCTTTGATTGCAATTTTAACTGTACCATAAACAGGAGTTTCATCATCTTCTCCACCCCAAGCACTCACTGATAGAGCATTAGGATAAATTGATTTTACAATTGTTTCATAATCTGAAGTTGTAACGGCACGATTTTGTGTGGCATAACCTAAAGGTGCATTGAAACGAATTGATTCTTTAGATTCAGCTGCATTACCACCTTGTGATACAGAATTAGTTGTAATTGTAATATCAGAAAATCCACCGATAGTTGTTGCTAAACTAAATGTAGAAGCTCCATTTGATTCATCTCTATTTGTAACAATGTATTCTAAAATTACTATATTGCCTGTTGAAACAGCCGCACCTAAAACACCATCACCAAAATAAACTTCAAATTTACCATCATCTACTTCTTGTAAAAAATAAACTTTAGATGTATCTGTAACACTATTAAAACCACCTGCTAATGAATAAATGTTTGTAGTTGTATTTGTAGAACTTTCTTGCACTGATACTTTGAGTGTTGTTGTGTCGGCATTTGCATTTTGAATTATGAATTTTTGGTCAGGATCTTCATTGTCAACTGTATATCTAAATGTAACTAAAGTACCTTCGTAAATATCTACATCTGAAAAATTAAATACACCATTTGTAGGTGTAATTGTATAATCTTCGTTTGTTAAGTATTGATAACCTACTCCTGAAACTGTAGTTGTAAATATTGTGCCTTTTGGCATTGTTAAAGTTGAGCCTGTTGCATCATTTACTTCAATATCTATATTTGCTTCAGGTGATCTTACAGAAGATGGTGTGTAGTTTAACATTTTAGCTAACGACACAATATTTTTTCGTATGTCAGCACTGTCTAAGTACATTTCGTTTGCTAACATATTAGCATTGAAGCCTAGATAGTGTGTGTTGTATGCTAATACATCTAAAAGTATAGAAAAACCTGAACCTTCAAAATTATAATCTTGAAATTCTGTTTGACTTTGTAAAAATGTTTTTAAATTTGCTTTTATACTATCAAAATCAAAATCTGATACTTCTAATTTGTTACTTGCCATCTTATCTTAGTCTTTCTAAAAATGTTTGTACTTCTATCAGATCATTTGAACCAATAACGTAAAAATAAATTCTTAAATCATATGAATTGCTATCAATATTCGGATTTGATACTATTTGAACTAATTTAATTCTTGGTTCAAAATTAATCAAAACTTCTTGTACTTTTCTTTGTAAATTCAATGCAGTTAGAGGCGTCATTGGCTCAAACAACATTGCTCTTACACTTGAACCTATTTCTGGATGAAAAGGCCTATCAAAGTGTGATGTATTAATTAAATTTCTTACACTTCTCTTAACAGCTTCAATATCAGTTAACTTATTTACATCATTTGTTACCGAATTACGACCAAAATCTAAATCTAAATCTCTATACTGTTTTGTGGCTCTTTTACTCTTGTTTAAAGAACCAGCATCGTAGTTTGGCATATGTATATTTATATTAATTTACTGAAACATTATCAGAACCACTAATAATATCGCCACAAGATGCTGAATCACCTTCTCTACACACTCCGATACCATTTACAAATACGTTTGTTGAACCTTCTGACATAGGTGGTGATGGACTATGTGGTGGCAATCCGTGT